TCGAACTCCACGCGGATCTCTTCCTGCAGCGGGCCCAGGTTGCACTTCTCATGGCGGATCGTGACCACCTGCTCCTCGCGCACCATGGCCCAGCGTGAGCGCGCTGAGTTGTTCCAGGCGGTGGACCCGCTGAAGGTGCTGTTGGTGTCCTGGCCCGCGCCCATGCGCACTGAGGCCTTGTCCACGTGCGCCAGCAGCAGCACCGCAGCTCGAGTGACGTGGGCGATCAGGTTCAGGGCGCGCATAAAGCCCCGCACCGCCGTCCGGTCGTTCTCGTTGTCCGCAAAGACGTCGGACGCGTTGTCGATGACGATGACCTCAGCCTTGAGCCTCACGGCTTGGTCAGCCAGCCACTGCATGCGCTCGGTGGGGTGGCCATCGCGCCAGAGCACGCAGTCCTGCTGCGTCAGGTCGTAGACCGTCATGCGGCCGGCCAGGCTGGCCATGGGCACCTGCATGTCCTGGCAGATGTTGGCCACGCGGAAGTGGACGGTGCGCGCTTCGTCCTCGCCGCTCAGCACCAGCACGCGGCTCGGCTTGGTGGCGATGTCCATGAACTGCTGGCCATGCACCAGCGCCACGCCCAGCTGCAGGCTCAGGTTCGACTTGCCCACGCCACCGTTGGCGGCCAGGAGCGTGACCGTGCCCTCAGGCAGCCAGCCCTCGAGGCGCCAGGCTGGAGGCTCGGGCGTCTGGTGCTCGAGCACTTCCCAATCCAATGGGGAAATTTCCCCATTCGATTTCCCCATTTCCCCGTTTGACTTCCCCATTTCCCCATCGACGGCCCCGAGCGACAGGTTGACTGTGATGGCCGGCGGCTTGCGGGTGTCGGGCGCAAACTTCTCCGCTGACCTCACCGCCCGCGGAATCTCAGCCCGCCTGGCCTCCCACCGCCGCACCTCCTCCTCGGGCCCTGTTGGCCGCACCGCGTCCATCAGGCTGTACAAGTGCTCGACTGCCGCGCCAGCGAACATGCCACCGGCCACCAGGCTCGCGGCCATGCGCGTCAATGAGTCGTGATAGGCCCGCTCACTAGGCGCGCCTGTCAGGCCTTGCAGGAATTCACCAGCATGCGTGCCCGTGCCTGCATGCGTTGATGAACGCTCGGCTGTACGTGTGACCGTGGCGCGCAGCGCGTCCAGGTCAATGCCCACTGCGTCGCAGGCGTCGGCCAGGCTCCAGCGCACCTTGGGCTGCCAGGACTCCAGCTGCACCTGCCAGGTGCCGGCCGCTCGAGGCTTGGTGTTGCAGGTCTGCCGGGTCCAGCAGGATGCCGACCTGGAACTTGCCCGGGCTGGTCTGGATCGCGTAGCTGCAGCCCTTGACGTCGTCCATCTGCACGTCGTCCAGCAGCAGCACGGCCAGCCTGACGAAGGCCTCCTTGCGCCTGACGATCTCGCCGTCGTCGGTGGCGCGCAAGACCCCAGTGCAGAAGTAGGTGTTGTCTTGGGTGGCCTTGTCAATGAGGCCAGCCTGGGCAGGAAGCCCTCGGTACGGCCGCCCTGACCAGACGTCGGGCGGTGCTTTGCTCGGGTCGGCGCGGAAAGTACATACCCATCCGTGCGTACCCGATGTGAGATCGCCGAGCAGCTCGGCCAGAAAGTCGCTGTTGGTCATCGTGGTTGCTCCGATGACCATGCTCAGACCTCGACTGCGACAAGCTCCCTGATTTCGATGGTCACGCCCTTGGCGCGCGCCATCTCGAGCAGCTCGGGCCAGTGGCGCTGCGGGATCTGGCCGCCGGTGCCGTCAGGCCGCGGCTGGCACCAGCGGCTCAGCGTTGACTTGTCCAGCTTCAGTTGGTGGGCCACGTCGGCCTTGCCTCCCAAGCGTTCGATGACGCCGTAGGCGGGGTCCATGGTGTGGATCGTGGGAATTGGCATGTTCGCTCCAGGTTGTGAATTGCGCAATCGCAAGACAGATCCTAACTTGCGTTTGACTCAACGTGGAGGAGATGCCACTATGCAGCTGCTCAGAAATTAGCCAGCAAAAGGCCCCCGAAAATGAACACCTTGTGGTTCCGCGAACGGTTACAAGACAAGCACTTGTCTCAGCGAAAGTTGGCGAAGATGCTGGATATTGACCCTGCAGCCGTCTCTCTCATGTTCCGCGGACGTCGCAAGATGACGCCGCATGATGCGCATCAGATCAGCGTGATATTGGGCGTGCCCCTCAACGAGGTGATGCGCAACGCTGGCATTGAGGTGCTGGAAGACGTGCACAACTGTCCTGTGGCCGCGCACGTCAATGAGCACGGTGCCGTGACGCTTATGCCACGTGGCACGCACGACCTGGCCAAGGGCCCGGCCGACTGCCCCGTGGGCACCTACGCTGTGCAGGTGCGATCGCACGCGTCTATCAAGGACGGGTGGATGCTGTTCGTGACGCCGGCCCAGGTGGCCGCCGACTCCAACATGGACCAGCTGTGCCTGGTGGCCACCGCGGACGGCAAGCAGGTGATGGCGGTAGTGCGCCGCGGCTACCGCAGGGACACCTGCAACCTGGTGCTGTGGCCGTCGATGGAGATCCTGTCCGACGCCCAGATCGCCTGGACGTCCACGGTTCTCTGGATCAAGCCGCTCTACTGACCCCCCTCCGGCTGACTTGCGCAGGGACCAATGTCCCTGTATTTTTGTCGGGCTTGTGTTGTGATTGTCTCAATGTGGAGCAGAATTCACAGCACCACAACGAACCGGAGCCCGAACGTGAACCACACCACGCGCCGCTTCCCCCGAACCCTCCGCGAGGCCTTCCCTCAAGACCGCGAATGGGCCTACAGCATCGAGAAGCACAAGGCCTCGATGTCTGTGCTTGAGGCCCTGGTGGCCTGGGCGTCCATCACCGGCATGTCGGTGCTCATTGCCTGGGCGGTGGTTGCATGAGCTGCAAGCACTGCTCCGGCCCGTGCGACCAGGGACGCAAGCCCTGCCCCGCGCCTGACGCGTGCGAGCTTCGCAACGACGACGACCTCGAGATGCTGGGCCGCATCGTGCTGGCCATCATCTGCGCACTGGCCACGGTCCTGGTGGCCCTGCTGGTGGCATGAGGTGCCCAGCATGCAACGCCGAAACCTCGGTGACCGACAAGCGCGGCCCGCGCCGGCGGCGGGAGTGCCGCAACGGCCACCGCTTCACGACCAACGAGGCCATCACCATTGGTGTACGCCTGAAGGCCGAAGGACCAGCTCCTGTCCCGCCTGGTGGCCTTTTGGCACAGGTGTGGCACTCACCCGTTCCCAGCAACAACGAGAAGCCCTGAAGGGCCTGGAAGACGCCCTGTTTTGACCCACGAAAGGAATCACATGGAACCGATAGATCAACTGGCCACTGAATGGGCCATCGCCAAAGAGAAGGAAGACGCCGCCAAGGCCGAGCGCATCGACATCGAGGAGAAGCTCCTCAAGCTGCACCCGGCCAAGGAAGAAGGCAGCGAGTCCTTCAGCACGCCCCGCGGCGCCAAGATCACCCTCACCGGCCGCGTTACCTACAAGGTGGACATCGACAAGCTCACCAGCCTGACCGCAGCATGGCCCGACGACGTGCGCCCGGTCAAGACCAAGATCGAGGCCGATGAGACGCGCCTGAAGGCCATCCGCAACGAGAGCCCCAAGCTCTGGGCGCAGATCGCCGCCGCGGTCGAGACGAAGCCGGCCAAGACCGGCGTCAGCATTAAGTGGAAGGAGTGAGCCGTGGCCTTCAACCTCGCTTCTATCTCCAAGACCAGGCGCCTGCGCGCCCCCAAGGTCGTCATCGCCGGCCCGGGAAAGATCGGCAAGACCACCTTTGCAGCCAGCGCTCCCAACGCGGTCGGCATCCTGACTGAGGACGGCGCGGACGCGGTGGACGCCTCAGCCTTTCCGCTGGCCTCGAGCCTGCAGGAGGTCTACCAGGCCATCGGCACGCTACTGAAGGAAGAGCACGACTTCAACACCGTGTTCATGGACTCACTCGACTGGCTCGAGCCCCTGGTGCACGCCCACGTCTGCGAGCAGAACAAGTGGGCCAGCATCGAGGCGCCGGGCTATGGCAAGGGCTACCTGGCCGCGGCTGATGAATGGCGCACGCTGCTCAACGGCCTGGAGGAGCTGCGCCAGCGCCGCAACATGGCCGTGATCCTGATCGCGCACGACAAGATCAAGCGCTTTGAGTCACCGCTGCACGACGGGTATGACCAGTACGTGCTGAAGCTGCACGACCGCGCTGCAGCCCTGGTGCAGGAATGGGCCGACGTCATTGGCTGGGCCAACTACCGCGTGGT